TCTGTATTACAGTAGTAGTATCCTTTTTTAGGGGACTTCTTGCCCATTACAAACTATTCAGAGTTATTATTATTTAGCATTCCATCTTTTAACATCTTTGAAAGTTCACTTGTTGAACCTACAAATAATGCATTGTTAGTAACATTATTTTGAGTCTTGGGTTTATCTTCATCTATCTCTTTTAATTTTTTATGTAAGTCTGCTAACTTATCTGTTGTATCTGCAACAGACTTGATAAGTTGTCCTGCAACTTCATACGCTCTTGGACTTGCTGTTTCACCAGCTACTTCCATAATACCATTAATTGCCTCTTGTCCTTTTTCTATCAAAGAATAAAGATTACCACGAGTATAGTCATAATCTTTACTAACATCATCAGTAAGTTTCTGTAAATTTTCTTTGCTATTATTTTGTCGTGTTATAGCATTTACTTCACCTGAATCAGTGTTGAATGTATCATTAAGTGAGTCGTAAGAGTTTTTCATAATTATAGATCCTGATTTCGAGCAGGATTAAATTCTTTACCATCACTAAAGAAAGTACTAGATTCTGTAAATCCAAAATCATCACCTGGTTCAATGAATGGTGTATCATCAGTATCTATAACATTATCCTCGTTATAATCCTGTTTTGGTTTTGGTACAACAGTATATCTTTGCTCTCTCTTTGCTGTTCTTGTATCTGTACTTGAGTAATAATCGACTTGAACTTTGCGAATAAGTCCTTCTGCTGTTTTTGCAATATGACCAAACATAAAAGTCTTTGCAGTAAATGATAAAGTGTATATTAATGCTCTTCGAGTTGCAAAATCCCCTTCATAATCATCTTGTTGACTTATATTGTTCAATATCATAGGAATATCTCTCTTCTCACCTATTGACTTGACTAAATCAATTGATAAAGTAAAACCTGGTTGAAAAAAAGGGAGTATCTGTTCTAGAATTTGTAAACCATCGTCTTGCAATTTAACAAGAATATTTAATTCAAATCCCAAATTATAGGGAACAGGCATAAAAACTTTTTTTAATTTATTACCATCTGTACTATCAGGTGCCTTAAATGTTTGAGTAATCCCTGCTTTACGAGATGAATCATATGAAATATTTGTTATTTCAAATGACATTCTTGGTAATGTAATTTGTGTTGCTTTATTTAATTCTGGTTGTTGTTGAATTCTTGCTAAAAACTTTTGTCTTGGTCCATAAGCAACGGGAACTTTAATATCTGATATATCATTTCCTGCTTGATCTTGATGCCTCACATGAATATCATTAAACAGTGTGCCAAATGCAATAACTGTTTTTCTAATTATTTCGTGATAAAAGTAATTTCCTAACATTAGAATGTACCAAATGGATTAGATTCTGTGAAATCTAAAATAGAATCTGCCTCTGACTCAAATATGTCACCTTCATTATATTTATCGGTGCTATCATCCTCATCATATACAGAGAGACTGTATAAAGCACCAGATGATAAACCTTTAATATCTTCACCTGCAAAGAATCCAGAGATAGTTCCTCCTATTGCAACATTAGAAACAGATAATACACCTGTATCTTGGTCCCAATTTTTAACTCTTGCTTGTGTTCCAGAACGCATACCCTGAATAACCTCATTAAATTCAAATGTACCTATACCACTAATAGTTTCAGGATCTGCAACTGTTACTGTTGGTTGTAGTGTAAATCCTCTACCAGCATTTTGAATAAAGATTGATTTAACTTCATTAAAACCAGATGAATCATCAATTCCTATAGATGCAATACCCACTGCCTTATCTGCTGCTGTTCCACCTGCAGGATTTGATACTGTTACAATTGGCACAGTTCCAAATCCAACACCACCATCATCCACTACAAACCTTACAAGACCTTGTGCTCCTGATGTATCAACAGAGCAAGTTGCAGCTACGCCCGTGCCACCTCCACCAGAAAATGTAATGACAGGTGTAGACAAATACCCAAATCCAGCATTTGTTATTAATATTTTTTCAACTGATCTGACTCCTGCTCTTTCAGTAGTGAAAGCAACTGCTGTTGCATTTGCCAAAGGATTACCATTTGGTGATGTACTAATCGAAACGATTGGTGCACTTGTAAACCCTGAACCATCATTATTTAAAAATATTTCACGTACATATCCAGTATTAATAATGGGAGTTACTGCTGCAGTACGACCAACACCAACTAATTTAAGGGTAGAGATATATCCTTCTTCCTGAACCTGTGTATCGATAGCGTCAATCGAAGTATCAATAACTTCATCTTCATACTCGAATAGTTCACACTTAAGTTTATAGACATAGTTTTTACCTAGTTGGTAGAATGGTTCTTCATGCTCAACAAATTTTACTTCAAATAATCTTTGTCCTAATGGAAAAAATACTAAATCTCCCTCTCTTGGTCTTGATGCTAAATCTATATTATCAGCTGCACTCATAAAAGGTGATATAAAATCCTCAAATCTTTCTTTTGATATTGTTAATTCTACCTCATCTCTAAGACTCATACCAAATTTTGTTAGTACATCACCAGCACCAGAATAACCATCATAAGAATTTACATATGCCTCTATTACAAAATTATCATCAAACTTAGATGCTTGTACTTCTTCAATGATTGATTTTTTATTTACAAACTTACGAGGAATATATGTGATATCTAAACCATAAATTTTTAGTTGCTCATTTATCAGGTCTTGAACTAGTCTTTGCTCTGATTGTGAACCTTGTAGAAAGTAGGAATTTTTTGCCATTATATATTACCCAATAAAATCAAGAGGTGGAGTTTCGTATTCTGTTGCCATTCTTTGTTTAATTGAATCTAAATCTCGAATTGCATCATCGTATATTTCTCTTCCATTTAATTCAATACCACCTGGTAATTTAGTTCCTCTAAATTTAATTAAATTTTGCCCCCACTGTCTCTTTATTAATGCTGTCAAATATAATTTTACAAAAGGATCATTATAAACTTGAGTGAATTCGTCAGGGTCTAAGGCACGAAAACAATCAATTACAATAAAGTCATCAACTTGTTGTGCTCCCCAGTCAATATCTAAGTATAATCTATCTTGTCTTTGATTAAATCTTATTTGTTTTTCTGTTGTCAATAAATGATCAATATCTTCAAGATAAGTTTTTGTCATTGCATATTGCAATAAATTAACTGAATTGAAAAAATATAGATCGTTCAAAAATAATTGATATTTAATACTAAACATCCCACCTGATATGGAACTAGAATCAAATTTAAAAATTTTATTAATTCCAATTACATGATCTGGAACTGCTAAAAAATTAGATGCTTCATAAAAATTACTTGTGACTGTACCATACCCACTTACGTTTTGTGTTCCTGTAGTAGTAACAATTCCGACTCCGTCTGTACCAGTTCCTTTACCCCTATCAATATCATCTTGAGTAATTTTATACTTAAGATACATTCTTTCAATACCATCATAATGTCTTTGATTGAAATATTGAATAGTATCATCAACCAAATCATCAACTTGGTCATCATCAACATTAATCTCCAATACTGGTGCACCCAGTTTACGGAGACAATATTCAATTAATCCTTGTCTAGTTGATGGTTTAGCCATTATTCACCTTTAAGATTTGCTATTTGCTCTAGAAGTTCGTTTTTCTCCTTTTCAAAATCATTTTTTAAAGTTTGTAATTTTGCTTCTAATAAAATGTTTTGATTTAATGCTGTCGATAATCTTGAATTATATAAATTGACGAGTACATTAACGTCCACTTCACTGTTTTGTTGCATCTAAAAAGTTCCTCCGTCCAGGGTTGAAGTCCAATGTGGTTTATTTGTATATACCACTGTAACAGTATTTGGTACAGATGACAAGTTTTGTATTGCACCACTGTTTCCTTCCTTACGTAAATTATTAGAAGTATTAAATGTTCCTTCAACACCAATTAAATCTACAGAAGCAGAACCAGTAATACCAGTTTCTACGACACCAAATGCACCTGTACTATCTTGTTTAATTATATCACCTGCAGATGCTGTAATAGCAGAATTAAGTGCAAGTGTATTTTTTGTTATTGCAGTCAATACTTGCTTTGAAGTGATAACTGGTGATTGTGGATTATTAGTGGATCTCTGTAAACCTGCAGCATCAAACCATGCTACACCACCTGTATTATAGTCTCCTGATTGATAGTAAATACCTTTAACATCTAAGAAACCCTTTGTACCACTTACAACACTGTTAGATATAGTTGCATCAGGTACATATGTCCATCTACGACTATTATCAGCATGTGTTCCGTGTGTTGTAGGTGTTACTACACTATCAGCAATAGAACTATCATCAAATCCAAAGAAACCCTCTTTTGAATTTGCAGTTCCAACACCAACATTATATGTAAAACTTAATCCACGGTCAGTATTAGTATCAATTGCGTGAGTAACTGTAAGTTGTTGACCCGTAGCAATGCCAGCAATCGTTAATCCTTGGAAAGTAAGTGTTTTAGTTCCAGAATTAACATTAGTAACTGTAGTAATTCCACTTAAAGAAAGACTAGGATGCTGTAGTGTATCATTAACATTAATACCAATAATTGAATCGACTACAACCGTAGACTCATTCACATTTACAGTTGACATCACAGTTCGTGAACTAGTCGCATCACCAACTGATAAGATAGGATCGTTTACAGTTGCTTGCGTTGAGTTAACTGTTGTAGTTGTACCATCAACTTGTAAGTTACCTTTAATAATAACATCACCCTCATTACTCAATCCATCTGGAAACGGATCGATGAATAATTTAGTAGTGCTTCCTAAAGTTTGAATACTATTACTACTGATTTGAACTTCTCCAAGAGTAGCATTACTTCCAGAAACAATTAATTGACCACCTACAATTACTTTGTTTGTATCAAATTTTACATCTGCTCCAGAAAATTTTAATTGATCCTCCCCATTCTCATCATATTCAATCGTTGAATCAGGAGCAGCTGTCCCATTTACACCACCACCAAATCCAAGTTTGGTATCGTCAGGTATCATTATTTCACCTGAACCATCTGGATTAAATATAATATCTCCATCAGTGTCTGTAGATGATAGAGTATTTCCATCGAGTGATAAATTATCTACATTCCATACATCTATTTTTCGATTATTATCTAAGATTGCGACTATTCCACCATCGCTATTTCTTGAATTAGTTACACCTGCAAGACTACCTGGTGAGTGTTCCATCATCGAGGTATAATAATGACCCGCTACTGGATGAACATTCGTACCATCATCTCCTAAGAATATCCTATCCTTATACTGATTTGTGCCACCAAACTGACCAACACCAGTAACATATGCCATTTCACCCCAGTTCAAACTAGCAGGTTTGGCTGTTCCCGATGATCGTTTGATTCTAATTATGCTTGCCATTTCAGAAATTTCCTCCGTTGATGTCTAAATTCTGTGCTGCACCTGGCGTTAATTCTAAAGTCGCATCAAATTTTTTGGTTGCCCCATTAAAAACAAGAACCATCCCATTTTGAAGGGTTCCTGCTATATTCACATCACTTAATTCTGCTAATGATAGGGTTTGAGCACCTGCGAGTGAAGAAATCACTTTTGTGGCACCTTGTTGTCCTACTCTGACTTTTATATCTGCCATCTAGAAAAATATATTCAGATCTAAAAAGTATTTATATTTACTATGACGTTATCTTTGAAGCAAGATCATTTAGTAAAGATTTGAGTTCTTCAAGTTCATTCTTCATTGCATCAAACTCTTCTCTTTTAATAGCATTTCTTTTTTTATCTTTAAGATAACTTTGATATGCATTGTTATCATTATTTAAAATTGCACCCGTGTCTTCATCACGGAAAAGGTTCTTGTGACCTTCAACTGGAATCATTTTACTCATTTATTAAAATAGTTGGGGTCGTAATTACCTGAAACTATTCCTTGACTTTTTAGATTCTCCCATTCTCTTCTATTCGCCAAATCAGATCTTTTATTTTCAACTTTTCTAGTCTTTTTTTCATTCCTTTTTTGTTTTGACGTTTTTTTGAAATCTTCTATTTCCTGTGTTCGTTTATCAATTTCTTGGTTTTTTAATTTTTTATCTTTTAAATTTTGTAGGTATCTTTTCTTAAATTTACTTAAAAGTTTCTGTAAACGTGTTTTTCTTGCACTAGGTACTAAATCACCTGGTCCTTCTTTTGCTATTTTATCATCTCTTTGGTTTATAATATCTTGTTGACCTTTAATTTTTCTATTCTTTTTTTCTTGTTTACTTAAATCAGTTGATGGAGGTAATCCAAGATATTGTCTTTTAGTTCGTGATTTTGATGCATCAAAACCTCCAGTATCTGCAAAAGGTCCTGATTTTTTCGTAGCTTGGTATAAAGTTCCAGCAGCACCAATTCCTGCCACCAATGTAGGAATTAGTCTACTACTAGCTCTAATTGCAGCAACATTTTCTTGAAATTGATTAAATGTTTTCATTATGCGAGTGCGATTGCTCTAAAGTCTTTTAGACGAACAGGAACTGATTCATTAGTTGAAGTCATTACAATCTTGATTTTAAATCCATTAAATTCTTCTAAATCATCAACTGTAAACTGGTACTCTGAGAATTCATCAAACCCATTAGGTGCTACGAATGCATCTGCTCTACCATCATTCAAACTTGTATCAACTATTTGATTTCCAAATCCATCACCAGATGTATCCTTCATATTTTTGTAACCTGGAAATGGTCTGTATGATTGAGATATTTCACTGGAATCAAAACTCAGTAATTGATAGAATACTCTAAAGTCAGCTTCTGGTTCTACACTTGCAGCAACTAAAACTTTTAACGAAGTTGCTGGATTTTTCAATGTTACTAGTTTTGATACAAAGATTGAACCATGTGGATCACCAGTTAATGCCTTAACTCTTTCATCCGTTGCATAATTATCTTCACCAATTGGATTGTTAATTTTATTTCTACCTAAAATAAAGATTGAATTTTTTACATCCAACATAGGTGATAAATTGGAATCAGTTGTTGACATATTAACATTTAATGTCAATGATTTATTTTTAGGTAAAGATGCCAGTCTATCAGTTTCATTTCTCTCAGATGCTACAAGTCTTGGAGTTGGGAAAAATGTTGTTTCATTTAAAGTCGTAGGTGAGAATCCTTGATCTATGAAGGAAACTTCATTTCCTCCTGCACTAGTTCCACTCACAGTTCTTATACTGCTTCTAACTCTAGTTGATTTACCAGGTGTTATAACATTAAATTGTGGTGATATTGAACTAAATTGATGATTTTGAGATATTTGAATATTTTTTCCACCGAATGCCTTATCATTTGTAAAGCATATCTGTGTTTCATCTGCTCTAGCAGTATCTAAGTTTGCCACATCAACTTTTAAGAAATAATTATCAATATTCATAGCATCAGATAGTAAAGGAACTGATACAGATGTAGTTGCATCAAATGTAGTGTTAATTCCTACAAGTGATATACCACCTGCTTCATAAGTTTGAATATCTGCTCCAATTTCATGAGAAACTTGTGTTGTATTAAATTGACCTCTTACAATATTTAATAATCCAGTTCCAACAGTATAGGTTACAATCTCAGACCCGATGAGTGCTTGACCAGTTGTTGTTGTTATACCATTGAAACTAGTAAATGGTGTAGTGTCAGTAACATTAACTGTAGTATCAGTAGGTGATAAAGAAGAGGTTGTTTTTATTTTTGTGGTGTCAGGTTTAACATTTTTAATTTCAATTTTATTATTAAGAGCATGATGTGCATGATTATATTGTGTAATTTCAATTACATCACCAGTGTTTAGTTCACCAACTACATTTGATGATACTACATTAGAATTTGATAATAAGGATTTAGGTAAACCATTATTCGTATATTTGACCAATTTGCGACTAGCAACAAATTGTGCACCTTGAACGTCAGTTAAGAATATAGAATCAAATGTTGAATTAATAGCTGATACCGTACACTTAAATCCAGCACCACTGGGAATATTGGTAGCAGCAGCGTTATCAATTGTCAACACATCTCCAACCTGATATCCAGTCCCAAGAGTTGTGATATTATCAATAGTATTCACTGCTCCTGCAACACCTGCAACCGTGCCAAATGTTATAGTAGCGACTGCACCTGAACCATTTCCTGTTAAAGATTTAAGTGGAAGACCAGTTTTTTGACCAGTGGGATAACCTGAACCTCGTGAAACGATTGATACTGAAGATGTATTATTAATAGATGAACCCTGACCTTCAATGATTCCTGTAATTGAACTGTCATCATTTGAATTTACACCGCCAATTATATTTCCTGTATTGTCAGCCAGTGTGATTTTATCACCAATCCCCAAATTAGCATTTGTACAATCAGTACCTGAAATATCAACTTTTAGTTTTCTTGGTATTGAACGAATCGCATTATCTGGTAATTTTTGTGTATTTAAATTACCAGGTTTGATTGGTGTATTATAGAAAGTCGCAGTACCAGAACTAACAAACGACGCTTTACGAAGTTTGAAGGTCAAATCCTCATATTGACTTGGTGTCCAAATTGTACCATTCTGAGATTTGAATAAACTTCCTCCAATATACTGTTTAGATACAGTAACATCCTCAACATCAGGTAAAATTGTTGACTTAACAGTTTTTTCACCCATACGAGCTACCCACATTTCATATAAATCTGATGCAGGTGATAATATTACAATAGCATATTCACGTTTTGGTTCTAAGAATACTGGAGATGAAAAACGAATTGTAGTAGGTACTGAAGCATCATCAGATACGTTGATTTGATTTGGATTTAAAGCTATTTGTGTATAATCTTGAACTAGAAATCTTGTTGGTGTTCCTAATTCAACATGTCTAAGTTCAACGAAAACTTTAGCATTAGGATCCTTAGATGCGAAGTATAAATCGAATGATGTTAAGAACGCTCCAGTCTCATCCACAGTAAATGATTGAGCTAATGGATCTCTATCAGGTGCTTCAAAAAACTCTGTATCTGTAGATGTATTTACATTTACACTCACAGTCGTTTCATTAGGTCTTTGTGCGGGTGCTGGTGGGTTTCTAAGACCGACTGTATCGGTTGTTTGTGTGATTATTGTACCTGTGCCTGTAAACACTCCTGAAGCGTCACTGGCAAGTGCTGTTGCACCAGGTAATGGTATTGTTCCTTCAGCAGCAGCAGTCACTCTAAATGTTTTTGTTCCTGACCTAAATGTGACAGGAGGTTTAGGAACTGCATTTGCATTACGGAAGAACCAAGTACCTATGATATCACCCCAATTATCTGAAATAAGTTTAATATTTGTAATTTTTGCTACTGCTCCACTTGTTTCACCAATTACCAATGCACCTTTTACAGCGTATCCAAAATACTCTTCATCATTTGCTAATGAAGTTACATCAACGTTTAATATTTTTGATGTTGCAGAGTATGTGCTTGATGGTGCTGGTCTTGTTCCATCGTATGGATCTACACTATAATCCTCTACTAAAACAGATGGTGCACCTAACCCCGCACCCACATCTGGTCTTGTATTATCACCAAATTTATGATTTGGTCTTTGTAATCTAACGTAAGCAATTTGAGGGTCATCACCTAAACTAACTAATTCAATTCTTGCATTTTCAAAAATAGTAAATGCTCCAGAAACCATCTCAATTTCAATAAGTTTTGGTAAAATATCTGGAGATGCACTGTCAAGGTAGTGATAATGTTGTGTTAAAGGTTTTAGACCACTCGCTGCAAAGTATACGTTTCGTGATCTCATGAATGGATCTGCTACACCGTCTACTTTTACACTCTCAACAAAATCAAATTCCTTTGAAGGACCTTCAAGTGTATTTGTAAAACTTCTTTCAACTCTTTGAGTGGTTGTTACAGTTGTAGTAGTTACTCTTTGTGCACTTTCATCAGGAAATTCAGTGAAAACAGAGTTTCTATCAGTGTTAGTCGTAGTGTTATTTGAAACAATATTTGAAGTCTCAACCCACCTTGCACCAGTTGATTCAGTTCTAAAATTATCGACATATATTGTTCTTGCCCAATTATCTGATGGTGGATCTAATATTATTGCTCCTGCGTGTGTAATAACATTAAATGGGTTAACATTTTCAACTCTAGTTGCTTGTGGTTGATCTAACCAATCAACTTCAGTATAATCAAGAGTTATGATATCACCAGTTTTTTTACAATTTGGGTCGAGAAGTTGTAAATTAGAATTTAAATCTGCAGATGCTGGATCAATATTAGGATTTAAAGCAAGTTCTGCTTTGATTGACCAAAAATCTATTGCACTAATTAATTCTCTATTAACAACATCTACCTCACATCTGGAACCACTCTCAGGACGGAAATCAATAAAACTTCTATCTTTAAAATTATTAACTACGAAACCTGTTTTAAATCGATTCAAACCATCCGCATCTTTTACTTCTAAAGATTTAGTATCCAACTCAAGAGCACTTAGAGAAGTCATTACCTCTAAATTTTCTATTCTTTTCTCTAGAGCACCAATATCTCTCATCGTAAATCTACGATTATCAAATAATCTGATATTAGGTTCATTGATTGTATCATATAAGTAAGGAGGTAATGTAATTTGTGCAATTTCCATTGAATTACCAACCTCTGTAGGAGGAACAGGTATTTCAGATGATTCACCTCTTACTAATTTTACTTGTTCAAATTCATTTATAACTAACTTATCAATTCGAGGTAGATAGAAACCATACCCCATAATTGAACTTTCGTTTGGAGTAATGACGAATTTATTTGATTCTTCAAATTGACGATTATTGAAAGCAAATGGTGAACCACTGGTAGATGGATTAAATTCAACAACTCTTGGTCTTAAATCTAAAACATCAGTTGCTCTTGAATTAGAAATTAATGGAATATCACTTGAATATCTATCTGCTGTATATGAGTTTACAGAAAATACATCACCCTTATTTCCTACTGGCACCACATACTGATCAAATATCACGAGTAATCTCTTTGAGGGTGCAGATGATTTTTCTTTCCTTACAATACGTGAATAGTCTGATATTTGCCTAGTATGACCTTTATTAAGCACATAGTTATCTGTTCTATCAATATAATTTCCATTCACAATTTCTTGCACATTTGATTTTATTGAAGACTCCCTAAATGTTACACTTTCTCCTAAAGTAAATCTATTAGCATTTAAATAAACAAAACTTACTACTGTTGATGTTCTTTCTACAATTTGTCCAACTGCCCTACTATCCTCTCCAACTATTTTTTCACCAATCACTGATGCAGTGTCCAAACTTAATCCTGATACAAATTTTAATTTGTCATAGACTGGTTTATTTTGATTTTTAGATTCATAGATACCAATTACTTTACATACATCTGGAACATTTAAACAAATTTCTTTGTCTTCAACTCTCACACCATATGAATCGCTTTGTATTAAACTGCCATTTGTAGATATACCAGAAGTTCTTGTAATCTCTACTTGCTTACTTCTAACATAATTTTTAGATTTGCTAGTAAGTCCAATTTTTTTGAGAGTTACATTTACTGTGCAAGGAAGGTCGAATTCCAATCCTGTAAATGTAATATCATTACCATCATTTGTAATACTTACCTTATCCGATGATAAAGGTTCAACCAGACCATTATTATATGTAATTGTATATTTTTCGGCATCAAATGGTTCAAAAAATGCACTTGTAATTCCTGAATTTGCATCTAAAGCTTCCTTAGTGTTTAGTGTTAGTGAGTTATTACTTGAAGATTCACCTGTTACTTGAGAGGTGATAATTAAATTTGAATTAGCGGTATTAAGATTAGATACATTTTGTCTAGGTAATCTTGTGTATAAACCTGCGTCACTGATATTTGAAATTAATGGAATTCTTACTCTAAAAGCACCTGAAGTTGTACCACTAGATATGACATCACCCTCACACACATCTGTTACATCAGCAACTTGTTTTAATGTAAGTGTCTTTCCGTCAGCACTTATCGCTGTTACACGATTGTAAACAGGATCTGAGAATGCAGTTGAATTATATGATATAACTGAATTTACTGTAAGACCTACTTTACCTGCAAAATTACGACCTGCAACAGTAGCAGTATTAGTGTCACCACCTGTAGCAGTAACTGATAATTGATCTGATGGTGAAAAACCAGGCAATACACGATCATAAAGAACTGTATCTGCAAAGAAATCAGATACTAAACCAGTTCCACTTCCTGTTGGGTTAATTGTGCTAACATCTTGAAACACAGATTTGATATCAAACACACTATAAGGAGTAACCGTTATAATAGAAGATTTAACATCAGTAGTTTTTTCATTATAAATTAATTGTTCTCCAACGATAAACTGACCACTAGTCATGGATACTTGTAGGTGATTAGCAATTGTTCCTGAGCTCTCCCCCAAATAACCAATCGCACCACTGGAAAGTCCTCTTACTCTAGTGCCTTGTGGTTGTGATGCTATTAAATTTGTAATTTCTAGTTTTGTATATGTTTGAATATCATATAGATGTAAATCAAACTGAGTTGAAGCATTTTTATATGATGAATCTGTAACTCCAAAGGAATATACTCTCGCTTGTCCAATTTTCTCATAGGTACCAGATGGTGTTGAACCATCTCTTCTTTGATTATAAAGATCAATAATATTAGTATTATTTCCACCCAATTGAATAAATGGCATTCCAAAAACATTATTCACTCGAAGCAAACTACCCATTCTAAATGGAACTGATGCAGAATCTATATTTTTAACATCTCTTGGTTTATCAATATCCAATACAGTTGTGCCTGGTAAATAAACATCAAATCCCCTTACATATGCCTTACCTGGAGAAAGTTTGACGCACATTGTATCATCATTAGGAGTATTTCCTTCATCAGTTAATTGATTTTCTGTATATAAACCATTTGAATCAACTTCATTATTTAATGAATTTTGTAAATTTACACGGAAAGGTTCTACAGCATAATTACCTGACTCATCAAAAGTTCTTTTTGCAAAATATTTTTTTATCTCTGAATATACTGAAGAATTTTGTAATTTTTTAGTCTCACCTGTTCTAACTCTAAACAATTCTACAAAACTTGTATCATTAAAATCTTGTAGAGATTTTTTCGCTAGTTTTACTGATATTTTAAATCTATCAGCTCCTGGTGCTGCAAAATTAGTAAACCCTTTTGCATTATCAAATAATGAAGAATCATCATTAGCATTAACAACCTCTTCAATGATATCTAAACCAACTCTATAAGATGGTTTATTGTCATATGGATCTAAAATTATTAATGATGTAGAGACATCTACAAATACTCCACGGATAAAATATACCCCTTCACTAATTCCAAAAGCAGAACCCGTAGCAGATGCATTTTCTGTTGCAAGTGTTAATATAGTCTCACCTACATTTAAAGTGGTATTACCATATGTAACTGGTTCCTCTAATATTAAAACTTCACCATCTGGGAATGCTACACTTTGACTATCTGTACCTGATTCATTATATTTGACAAAAATAGTTGGTTCAGTTACATTTTCAGTTGGTGGTAAAATATAATTCTTAATAGTTGCTACAATACCAGAATTTTGTCCTCTAACTCTTGTTCCTTTTGAATTATTATTTGATATTACATTGTCCAAATAAATTGAAACATCAATACCTAAATGATTTGGATTTATTTTACAGGAAAAATAAGATGTATCATACTCAATGCCACCTGGTATGACCATCGAACCTTCTTTGAAAATATGTTTTCCAAATGATTCAACTTGATTTTGTAATATTGATTGCAATCCAGTTAATTCTCTTGCCTGAACTGGACTTCCAGGTTTGAAAAGAACTTTATAAAAGTTTTTGGCCTTATCAAAGTCATCATAATAAGGACTTATATTTAGATTTGTCTTTTGTGGCATTTTAGAACTCTAGTACGATTTTGATGTCCTCTTTTTGTCGGGTACTTCTCACGATTTCTGGTCTATTATCTAAGTAAATAACTTCTCCCGACTTTTTATTTATCTCTGATGCAGATAACCCTGCTTGGAACCTAGTTCCCAAATTAATTAATTTATTACCTGTTGGATTAGTGGTAATACCAGAAAATGATGTATCAATTTCACCAGAAAAATTAGAAATTTCTCCAGTTATTACATTTGATGAACTTTCAAAAAGATTAATTTTACCATCTGCTGATATGCCAGGATAATCAGTGTGATCCTGAAATGTATTATTATAATAAAGCGACCTGTCTCTAAAATATTTTAAAACTTTAGTTTCTTCATCAAAAGAAGAGACATAGGCTTTAGCAAGTTGACCATTTGCTAAAGTTTGTATCATTTTTTCACCAATTAGAGGTGCTCCTACAATAGTATCTTTTAACTTTACTGCTTTTAATGATGAGTAAGTGCTATCAGTGTATACTACATCAGTAGTTGGTTTAGTAGGATTTTTTACAATACCCACTTGTGCAAATTTTGTATCCGTTGGAAAATCTTTAGTAGAATCATCAAATCTTGCATAAATTATGACTTTATCCGTTCCCAACTCCGTATAAAGGTCGTTACCATGACCCTTACCAGGTGGTATGATTGGAATTAATTTTGCAGGGTTTGTAATACCACCAGCAGGTTGCAAAGTACCTAAATCAACCATTGCATACGAATATCCTTTACCACCAGAACTAACAGTTACATCAGTTATATTACCACCAATGACATCTACTCTTGCTTTTGCTCCTTCACCATCTCCTATAATTGGAACTTCGTGAGATATTTTATTTGTATATCCAACACCACCATTTTCAATATAAACATGTTTAATTTGATTCAAATTAATATCTGAGTTACCATTTTCCCTTACTGTTCTTATTTGTGCATCTGTTGATGTTGACCAGTTATTTGGAACTGTTATAAACTCTGTAGAGTCAAACTTAATTATATCACTTGGAGAAACCGTGAACAAATATTTCCATTTATATCCATCACCACTATTACCCGCTTTTGAAGGTTCTAAATCTGTGAATGTAGGTTCATCTTGAGATATATTCCCTAAAGGATTAGTTCCAGAAGATCCATTATCAATACAAACATAAACTTTAAATTCCGAGTTAAGTACGTAATAATTTGCATCATATAATCTATTTGATTTTGTTATAGGAGACTTATTATTTGCACTATAATCATCTCTGTAAATTTCATATCTATTGCCCGAAACCCAATCTACTCTTCTAATAAGTCTTCTAATATTTGCTGAAGATATTTTTTTACCAAACATCATTGTATCACTACTATGTTTTCGATAAGCAAAACTATCTACAGGAGATGGGGTATCAATATTCCACCCATCAGATCTACCAAACCCAACTACAGCACCATCACCTCTGGGATTTGATAAACCTACGAACACATAATATGAGTTATTAGTATCTTCTACTGACGCTACAAAATTATTTGCATTTAATATTCTAAATTGATCAGTAATAATTGCCGACATCGTATCTATACTTTTCTTTCTATTTATAGGGGTTATAGCATCAAGCTAATATTGCTCTTATTGAACCACTATTTCTATGACCTCTTTCACCTATACCATCATAACTCTTACGTTGTATTGTTGGGAATGTAGATAGTCCACTATCTACCACCAATCCAGTTACACCAATAGATATAGGATTACTTGAACGTAAGACATCGACACCATATAATCTACCCCAATTTAATGTTCCAAGTGATGTAGTCATACCTATCTGTGTGCCATCAAAGAATCCTTGAGTGCTAATACCACTGATTAAACCAGCACTATTTGAATGAACATTACAGGTTACACTTCCCCTAGCACCATTTGGTGTTCCAACAGAATTTACAATGTAAACATTATCAACAAAGGTAGTTCCAATACCAACAATATTCGCATTACCAGGATTAACAGATGTACAACCATTTCCAACTTTTGTATCTTTAACTAATATTGGATAACCAACTCTTAAATCAACTGCTTGTGCTGATGCGGTATCGTATGAACCATCTAAGTTTCTATTAACAGCATAGAAATCAAATTTTAATGCAGGTAATCCTCCTGATCTAGTAACTTGCGTAATACCAGTAATAATTCCAGTAAATCCTTGGAATTTAGATATTTTGGTAATTTTTTCTGTTTTGAATGGTGGTAATGGAAGTATTGCTTCAGGTACATGTGTGAATCCAGAACCTGCATCTGTAACATTTGTGCTTACAAGTGAACCTCCACTAAAGGTTGCTGTTGCAGTTGCTGTAGATGCAGAACCAACAGTTGTGCCAGCACCTATGGGTTCAGTTACACTTATATTGATTATACCGTCTTCATACCCAGATCCAACGTTTGTGGTTACAAATCCAACTAAAGATCCAGATGATATTATTGCAGTTAAAGCAGCACCAACACCCACGTTACCTGATGTTATTAAAGCATCCACTTCATCAGCATCAAGTCCATATCTTATTTCCTCATAGAAAAAGGATCTTGCATCATCAACAAAGATTCCATCCTGTAATCCTGCACCTTGACCAGATGTTACTGATAAATCACCAATAATTTTAGGTGTAGGATAAATTTGAGGTTCTAATATCGATCTTGACTTAGATATTAATTGACCGTTCATTGTTAAGTCAACTTTTTGCTTTTTCCATTTAATTGGTTTTGGATTTATTTCGTCAATACCTAAACCAGAGTAAATATCAGTATCAAGAATATCTGTATTTAAAATTTCTTTAATAATTCTATCTGTTGTTTGTGATGTTGTAATACCTAATAATCCTTGATTTTCTAAAACTCTTAAATCATCACCAACCTTTAATGATTCAGGTACATTTTGTATCACAACGTCTGTGCCATCTATTCCTTTATAGAAGAATATATCAACTTTATCATTATCATTTAAACCTGAACCTGATTCACCACTAGGTGGTTCAGTAAATGTAAATGTAGTTCCTCCTTCAAATTGATATGCTTCACCAGGTTTTTGTAGAACACCATTTACAAAGATGAGTAGAACAGCATCTAAATTGATTAATAATGAACGTGGATCAGTTAAATCTTTCTCGAAACTTAATAATTCACCATTGAAAAATAATGGGAATCTTGTTCTAACACCGTCTTGTAAAATTTTAATACTATCAATCGCATCAATTTCTCCAAATTGCCAAGCAGAGAATTTATCATTGAATATTTCTAACACTTCTAATTCAAATTCTTGTAATGGACTAGTGAGATGGGCAGCAGTCACTAAACCAACTGGTTTGAATTTATCTCCTTTCTTGAATGAGAATCCAGGTCTTGCTATATCAAAGTCTTTGATTTGGAATAAAGTTGAACCAACGCCAGTAGATGTATTTGCAGCACTAACGCCAACATTTAACAATAGATTTGAACCAGTATCAGTTGTTGCACCAACACCTAATCTTGATATACCTTCAACTTCAAGATTTTCATATACAGGTTCAGGTATCATTAATTGTGGATTAACATAACCCGTACCACCTGAAACTATATCAAACGATAAAGTACCACCTACACCTACAGTTGCAGTTACAACAGCACCTGTGCCACCTCCTCCTCCAGCACCAACATTAAATGTTATTTCACTAGGAGAAGTCGATGCTATACTTACAAATGAACCAGCAAATGGATCTGAGTTGGGGAAACTAGTTTTAGATACAGCACGAGGATATGGATGATTGCCTAAGAATCCATCTTTAGAACACTTAAATACAATTCCACCAGTATCAATACCAACAGTATCACTTGTAGTAAATGTATGATTAGGTATGGTTAATGTAAGAAGTCCACTGAAAGATTCGTAAATTGCATCAGTTGCAGTAAACGCTTCACCATTGTAAACATTCTTTCTTATAGAACCTACACCTGAACTTACAAATTTATGTTCATATTCTATATCAGTAACTCCAATCGCCACAGTGCCACCACGATATCCAGAACCAAATGTTAAATCTTCAAAGAATTCTAATACATTACCACCACCCTGATAATTGTGTGGTATTGTGCTAGTACCTGCCTGTACTTCAAATGATCTTTCAGATACAATACCAACAACAAATAATGGTCTTTCATGGTCTTGGAATATAGTTGTTGTTACACCAACATATCCACCACCACCAATTGTTTGTACTGCAGTAGCAGTTGCTGAAACAAAAGTATGAGGATATACATCACCTGGTGCAGATGCACCAACGTTTACTCTAAATGTATTTGTAGTAACGTTGCTTACTGTTAAATATTGATTTGCAGCTGGATCAGTTGCTCTTGGATAACTATGATTCGTGGCGTTGCTATCCTTAGTGCAAGTGAATACAAATGAATCTGTTTCAAGAACAACAGCATCACCATTTACTAATCCATGATTATTAATAGTAATAACCAAATTACCATTTGAAGGAGTGTAATTTGCATTTGTAGGTTGTCCAACTACAGTTTTAGGGCATTTAAATTCTAATCCCTTAAGTTTGACTGTGTTAGGACTATTGAATCCAAAACCATGAACATCGTTGGTTGTGACAGTAATAATACCAGTAATATTATCATATACAGCAGTTTGAATACCTATATTAAATCCTGATGATGTTCCAATCCCTACAATATTATTCAGTACACCACTTGAATTTTTCTCAACTTTTACTTTAGCACCTACTAATGGGGCATATCCTAAACCTGGTGTTGAACCTAATGAAACAATTAATCCACCTCTAGGTATTTGATTTTGATTGATATCAGAATCTGCAACGATAAATTGTCCATTCTCAGATGTTATACCTGTAAATCTTATTGTAGAAATACCAGCAACTGTATCTGATAAAATTCTGTAATTGTTATCTGCACCTGCATTATTACTTGTAAATGGTGTTTGGAATACGCCATTTATGAATACTACACCATTTCCTAATTCAATTCCTGCTGATGTATTTGCTCCTCCTACTTTTAGTGTGTAAGCTGTTGTAAGACCTGTAAAATTATCAGATATGTCATCAAATAACATATTAGTAGTATAATCCTGCCTCAAGAATGTTCTACCACTAAAGTCTGCCTTTACAAATGGAAGTTCAGTAATAGTTCTTCTTGAACGTGTATTACCTTTAGGAGGAGAAATAAAGTGGACTGAACTATCAACAATATTAAATGAACCTCTATGAATATTAACAATATCACCATTAGTGTGTGATGTAGCAGCTATACCTAATGCACCTCTATCCACTCTAACAGTTGGTATGGTTGAAATACCAAGTGATATATTCAATTGATCATCTATTTCTCCACTTCCATCCGATGTGCTAGAGAATCCAACCTCAATTATCTTCATAAATTCATCATTTATTTTTAGAACATCAAATGTTGATATAGAACCAATACCACTTAATGAGAATTGAGTTGTTGCAGCACCAATAGAAACATCTAATGTGTGAGATAAAGATGTAAATGTAATTGGTTGTTGTACAATTCCATCTAATCCAATAACAGTTTTTGTTAATTTATTTGTGAAATCGAGTTTATGAGCATTTCCTTCACCAACTCCAGTAATTGTAATTGCAACACCTGAAGTTATATCTTCTTTTGTTGGGAACAATTGGAATTGGTTTTCATTGATTACCTTAACAAAAACATTTGATGGTAATATATCAGTTGTAATACCAGCACTATTCACAGTTGATCCAATAGAAACTGGAGTCGCTCCAACTCCTATAAATGTTGATTTTGGTGTATATGTGATTTCCTCACTTGTATTATAGAAATGATTTGGAATTGTAAATATACCAGTAGATTTTTCTAAACCTACACCATCTGGATCAAATGTTTTTGAATATATTGGTGTTCCTTCAAATTTTAAATCAAATTTAGTTTTATTTGCTCTCCTACCCTCTAAACCATCATATGTAGATAAGAACACATCTTGTTCAACAGCACCATACTTTAACGTACCAGGTAAATTATCAAAATCAGAACTTGTGTATAATATTTGATTATATGCTTGAACATTTACTTCGTCACTGTACTCTGCATCAGGCACAAATCTTATCGATACATTATCACCATTTGTCTCAGATATAAATGAACCAATACCTGTGGTAGAACCTAAAGATACAAATGGATACTGAACAACTAAAACATCAGTAGCATCTTTTAACGCTATCACTTGATGGATTGCTGATGTTTGACCTGATGATACTCTAACAATTGATTTTATAGAATTATCTATAGTTTTATCAATAGTAGCAAAGGTAATTGGTGTTCCTGTGCCTTGATTTATTGTTGATTCATATCTTGCACTTCTTTCAGCACCAATCGGTTGACCTGAAGTTAAGAATCTAAAAGTACCAATACCAACTGTTGTTGTTCCTAAACCAATAATATTTGATTGTGAATCTAAAATATTAACTCTATCATTTTCAATCTGCAATTTAACAATATCATTTTCTAATCTAGTGGTTAATACTCCAACAGTATTTGAGGTTGATCCAGATTGGTCATCAATAAAGATCTCTGAGGATGTTAAATTGACCCCATCAAAATCAATTGTTATTTCATTATAATTAATTTCTTTAGTAATTGAGTCTTGTACAAATACAGAAGCATGTAAACCATTAAATTCGTCTTTATTAAATTCTGCAATAGTAGTTGTATTTACGCCAGAAAAAGTTGAACTAATACCTGTGTTTGAACTTATTAATTTAATACTACCAATATTAGTTGTGGTAATACCAGAAATATTTGAATCTCTTGATATTTTAATTACTTTTATATCATGGTCTCGTGTAAATTTTTCTTCTGGATTAAATACTAAAGTTTTAGTATCATCTTGAATCTCAGTTGCAAAATCTCCCAATTTAAGATTACTATCAATACTATCTAATCCTACACCACAACTATCAGATGATTTTTCAAGTAATATAGCATCATTTTCTGTTGTAAGAATTACCAACTCAGTTAATTGAGTATCAAAAGTATCAGGATCAACAATTTGTATTAAATAATTTTCTACCTGTCCTGTTATTTCACTAATTAAAGTAGTATTTTCAGCGAATCCCACACTTGAAAAATTAGGACTTATATCATCATGTATTAACACTCTATTAGTCAAACATTTGTTGAAGTTTGTTAAATTTTTATTTTGTAATAATAAAGTTTTTGTTTTATTACCTAATCTATTAAAATCAAATACAAAATCAAAATTATTAATAGCATCAACTCTATTATCCTCACTTAACACATCAAGAATTAAAGTTGCTTTTGATTTACCAGTTGGTGAATCTGTAGGAAGTCCTACACGTACTTGACTCTCTAAGAATGTATCAGCAAAGTTTTTAAGTCCAGCTGGATGAACAATACTATTAACACTATTAGAAAATTTATCCCAAGCAATCGGACTTTTGACAGTGTATGATAAATTTTGATAATAATCATTATCTGGTACAACTTGTGTATCATCATTTAATCTACCAATATTGTCAAGCCAACCTATCTCTTGACGATTAGAAAATCCTATTTCAAATTTAGCACTTTTATCTGTTAAATCAACAATTTCTGCTGATACTCCTGATGCTTCTCCAATTATTCTATCCCCTTTCTTAACGATTTCAAATCCATCTAATTTAATAAAATCATCTCTTAACTCAACTACCTTTAATTCACTTTTTTCATTATTTAAAGTTAAGGGTTCATTTTCTTGGAATTTACCTCTTTCCTGAATAGGAACTAACTCAGGATATATTTTTCTATTAATTATATTTGCAAATCCAGATTGGAAAGTTTTTGCTATACCTGGATTAGTTGTTACTCCAGCTACACTAAATTCTAATTCTGCACTCGCAAAGTTAGAATATTTTGTAATTTTAAAAAATGTAAAATTATGATCTTGAGAGTTAAATCCTTCTCCTAAAACTTCTCCACCACTTGTACTACCCTGTTCTCCAGTACCTAATCCTACGAATCCTCCTTCTCCAACTCTCTGTATGCCTTCAACAAATATTTCATCACCCTCTTGGAATGGTTGTGGATCTGGGAATCCATTCATTGGTGTGGTAAGAAAACAAGTTACAAGACCTCCAGAACTAGTTTGTATTGAATTTATTCCAATACCATTTGAATTATTAACTGCAAAAATTTTATGTTGAGTAGAATCTAAACCTTGTATTGGTGCGATGATATTTACATCTGAGATTGTTTGACCTGGTACCAATGCATCAAGAGAAACAGTATCAACAATTTTATTACTGGATGGATTAAATAAAATTAAATTTGGAGGAGTTGTATAGTCTGTACCACCATTTAAAATATTAATTCCTGTAATCGTATCTAAATTATCAATATTTAATATTGATGGAATGAATACTTCAGGTTGTAGTGTTTTATCAGCAGAATACTCATAACCTACATCTAAAACTCTTACTCTTTTAATTTTACCAATTTCATTTGATTGAGCAACTATATTTGCATTTTGACCTTTGTTAGATATTATTTTTTTGAATACTGGTAGTTTTTTATAATTAAATCCATTAGATAATATTTTTAAGTTTTTAATTCCACCAATGACATTTTTTGATTTTGTTGAATATTCTATTTTTTCACAATCATCTTCATTGTATTGTAAAAATTCAGGTAATTTTGGAGAGAAATTAAACGTTTCAGGTGTAACTTCAGATATTCTATAATCTCCATTGTAAATACTATCTACAAAAATAATTTGTGAGTAATTTTGTACATCTTTATCAGCAGTGCTTATAAATCCACCTTTTGTCAAACCATAATATAAAACAGATGGTGATGAATCAGTGTGTTCTAAAGTAACTGTTGCACCTATTGGATCACTATCATCCGTTCCAATACCTATTATTCCTTTTTTAATTACATTAAATGATGTTGAGTCCTGAGAACTTAAATATTCATTTTTTCCATTATCATAGAATATTTTAAAGTCAAATCCTGCAAGTGTAGTTGTTGATAAACCAAATGTGAGTTTTGAATTTTTATATACTTTAATTTGTGGATTTATGGGGGAAATTTCTTGATTATTACCACCTGTTCCTGCTGTGATATTGATCAATCTAATGGGATTTGCAGACAAATCATTAAATGTTTCAGCTAATTGGAAAAACTTGCTATTAATTTTTGAAATATAATATTCACCACTAGGTATTGCAGTGCCATCACCAGTATAAAATACTTTATCACCAGTGTTAAATCCATGAGTTTCAATACCAATTCGGTTTGTCTCAACACTAGAACTAGTAAATTTAATTGTATTTACTAATAATTTCTCAAACTCTGAGTTATAATGAACTTGTACAGGTGCAGTTGTGTTTATTCCTACAGGAATATTAGGAACAACATTAATTGTAACTATGTCTCCATTTTTTAAATTATGAGTTGTAGTATTTGCAACAGATACTTTAGTAGTTACAGTACTTACGATTTTATCAATATCACCTGTTACTTGTTCATATTGTGATGTTAGATTATAAAGATGAGTGTTTATACCTGTAACACTACTTGCATTTGATTTAAAAAATAATCCTTCACTTGTACCACCAACTTTAATAGTGCTTAAACCAATATAATCTTCACTTTTTTTAATTACAAATAATTCTTGTGAATTTCCTGAGAATGGAATAGAGAAATTTCCACCAAGATCATTTGGATTATTAGTATTTGCTACCGCAATCTCTTTATTAGGAACATTAGGAACATTTAAAATTACTTTTTGACCTGTTGTGAATGGGTGATTTGGGAGATATATTTGTCTATTTTGAATTGTTATTGATTTGATTGTTTCACCAACAAAATATTTACTTGTTATTCCAGTCCCATCTGTACCAATTCCTATTTGTTGTGGTGCATTGAAATATATAACATCATTTACCTTTGATTCAAATTTTCTAGTTTGAACAGGTATATTAATTAAATTATTCAATAAGTCTATATTTGAACCAAAAGTATGAGCAATTCCAGTATTTCTTACAACTCGAATTATTCTTTGGTCTTCAAATGCATTTAAAACTTGTAATGTTTCAGTATCTGATGTATTTCCTGAACCAACTCTTATTCTACTATTTGGTGATATATTTTCTGGAAGTTTATTAACAAAAATATCTTCAATTGCAACATTTCCAAGTGAAACAACATTCATTGTTTTTGATAATCCAACACGACTAGTGCTAATGCCTATTGAGAATGAGTCAGTAAGTTTATTAATTGAAGTGCTTAATCCTGAAACAAATACATAATCCTTATCATTTAATTCTACAAAGGGTGAGTATTTTGCACTTACGGTGTCTTTGTCCACCCAAGTAAAGATTAAATCTTCAAATCTATCAAGTTGAGTAACAATTGATGATACTCCTAGACCTATGATATCACTAACCTCAGCTTTAAGTCCTGTTCCATTTGTATCTGTATTATCAAAAGATGTAAGATCACCAACTTTATATCCAGAACCTGGATTCAAAATATTTAATGATTTTACCTCTCCACTTGTTACTGATTGTACCTCAGAGGATTGTCTAATAAATTCATTAGACTCATTAATAAAATCATTATTTGCAAAGGGTTCATTTACATTATAAGGGAAAGTATTTCTAGTAAGATTTGAATTATTAAAATCAAAATCTTGGTTTAAAATAAGATTTTCTTGTATTAATGGATGTCTAAAGGTTTTTCCAATAAAATAAGGATAAGCACCAACTAATTTACCATTGAGATTTTGTTCAACAGTTGCAAAGTATGCATAAACACCATTTGGAAACTCTGGTGTTTTGCAAAATCTTCCATTGTGAATATCTAAATCTCCCGAAGCATCAAAAATAAAATCATTTATGAAAAATCCATCTTCAAACTCAGATGGTCTATTAATTACTTTGCTTTTATCTTTACTATAAGATGATTCAATAATTTTTAGAGGAGAACTTATATTATTTGGATCTGAGTAACCGAACGGACCATATATTGGGTTTCCATCATATGCCCAACCTATGATAGATGAGTGTTGATTTATTTTATCAAAATCACCATTACCTAATTCAGTAAATGTATCTTTTTCTAAATTTTTTATTAAAGATTGGTTACAACCAATGTAGTTAAAACTTAAAAATCCAGTTCTTGATATTAATGCACTATCACCTATTCTTTTCTGTTTATTAATTTGTAATCTTCTTATTTTAGCATCAAAAGCACCATTTATTCCACTACTAACAACATCTGCAATTGTATTACTTGAATCATATCCCATACCAGAATTTATTACAACAGTATCTACAACTTTACCATTTTCAATAACAGGTCTAACTATAGCACCTGCTCCAACACCAGACGATATTACATTTATATCAGGAAGTGAAGTATAACCCTCTCCTTGCTCTGCAACAATAACATCAACTATTTTTCCATTTGCAATTACAGGTGTAACTTCTGAGAATTTACCAGTTTTAATTGATATTTTTGGTTTGGATAAATTATTTAAAATTTTTGAACCAAAATCACTACCAGATTCATATAGATAAGCACCAGTGAATGACCCTCTAACGACTGGAGTTATATTAAATGAACCTGTTACTGTACCACCATAACCAACTTCTAAATTAACTTTAATATCTGGATATTTGAAGGTTTGATACCCAGTACCAGTTGAATTTAATCCTACGAACTTCCCTCTCTCAAAATCTACTCTTGAAGTTCCCCCTACACCTGCATTTGCCAACTTAAATGAATTATCATCTACTTTCATTACAATATATGATGATGTGGTTGTTAGTCCCTGAATTGCTTTTGGCATTGTGGATCCAATACCAACCATTGGCGAATAATTTACAATATCACCATGATTAAATCCATGATTATTGAAATAAACAGTATCATAAGATGTAGATATACCTGAAGGTTTGACAATTAATTTGCGATGCTGATAACCTTCACCTGAATTAATAACTTTAATATCAATGATTGTTTTTTTAGAACTTGTTCTTAGTACATGAATACCATTTACAGATGTATCTGTAGATAAACCAACAGTATTAATACCAGAAAGAGCATCATTTTGTGAATTGTAAAGTTTAATTGTAGATGTATTAACAACACTTACAAAATATGGATCACCACTTGCTAGAGTTCCAGTCGTTGTATTTGTACCATCAAAAGCAACACCAATTGGTAAAGAAGAATTTCCATTATTAAGGTAAAAAACCGAATCACCTGTTTCTAAATTGTGTTTTTCAGTAAAAGTAATAGTTTCATCAGTTATATCTACACCACCACCAAGTGCTAATGGTCTACTATCAAATAGAAGTTCTCTAAATCTATCACCCATCACCGCTTCTAAAACACATCCATCACCATTTCCACCTGTTAAAGAGATATTTTTAACTGAAGATATATCAAAATCTTGAGGGTCTATGAATACTTGTTTTACAGATCCAGATAAAATTGGTTCTGCTTTTGCCTCATCTCCTACTTCATTTTCTATTTCTATTGTTGGAGGATTTATTATATCATAATCATCTCCACCATTCAGTAATTCTATATCCTCTAAAAATCCATAATTTATGAAATCTTCTGATACAGGAGATCTTAACTCAACTCCATTTTTTAATATACCAATATCAGTGATATTTTCATCATTATTTGTTGAAGCAAATAAATTTTGATTTATTGGAAACTTTCTTAAAATTTTATTAGCACTTATCTTTTTGTTGTGATGTCTTAATAATGTAAATGTATATTGATCCTTATCTGATGCACCTATACCAATTTGAACTGTGCTCGCTGTCCCGATTTGTGTTCTAGATGTATGTAATGATATTTTAGTTACATTAATTCCAGCACCTTCAAATTTTGGGTCAACATAATAAATATTGCCATCGTTAAGACCAGGTATTGCACTTACAGGGTCATCATTAGCAGAATTTGGGTCTTTTATTGCATTGTAGACAACAGCATCACCTTTGATTAATTTTAAATCTCTATTTAAATCAAATTTAAGAAAATTATATAAACCATTAATAGGATTTTGTCCGTCAACTGATGAGAGATTAATACCTGTTATAGTTTCTTTAATTATTTCATCAGTTATTTCAAAACTTGGAAGCGAGTTTGAAGCAACATAACCATCCGTATCACCATCCACATATACATTTAATACATCTGATATAATTTCGTCATTTCCTTCTCTAATTTCTGTTCCTGAACTAGAAGCTTTATTGACAACTCTACGAATATCATATTCCTGCCCAGAAACTGGTGTAAATCCAAGATTCGTTGTTGCTATTTGCGTCTCAGATATTATACTTGAAATATTAAATTCACCATCAACTTCAAGTCCATTTCTCTTTACTACCTGAAACTTATCTCCTACTTTAAGGGAAGATTTATCTATTTTAGTTTTTAGTGTAATTGTTCCACCAACTCCACCACCAATTTCTTCTTGAATATTGCTTATTTGAAATCTTGAACTTGTATTGTAAATCCAAATATTTGCAAATTTTTCTTTATTTGTTAAACCATCATTAGATATTTTTTCACCTATATTTTTTACAAATATGGTTTCTCCTTCATTTACTAAATTTACTTTATTATCATCAACTATTAAATTTGATAGAACACCTGTAACTCTTAATTCAATTTTTTTATTTAAATCACCATTTTCATAACCAAATATATTACTATCTTCTCTTATATTATCAGCAGTTTTGATAGGTTCACCGATACCAGTGCAATCAAAAAATTGATTTATTGATTTTGAACCATAACTTATTTTATTATTACCACTTATAATTGTACCTGTAGTTCCAAATCCTACTGTTGAGTCAACAGAAATAATTGAATCAGTTATATTAACGTCTGATAAAACTTTTGTGTTAGGATTTACCTTAAAAATACCCTGAATCAAATCTCGGTCACTGTAACCGACAAATAAAGAAATTTTATAGTACGATTTTTCTTCTCTTGTAAATATCTCTACCTCTGAGACAGATGCATTGGTTTTTAAATCATCGCTTTTAAATATAGTCTGTCCTACTAAATTTTTAGGTTGTCCATCAGATGTAATTAAATCTGCAATTATAACTTCTCTTCTTATAAATTCTGCATCTGAGGGTTTAATTATATTTTTTTCAAGATCAAGAACTTTTGATTGTACTCCATATAATACTTTAAATAATATTTTTATTGATTCTTCAATTCCTTTTGATTGATAGAATGAACGAGCAAATTTTACAAAATTACCAACGTCTAAATCATCTGCAAGTGTAACATCTTCAAAACCAGGTAAAAAGGTTTTCTTTAATTTTTTGTAAAATTCTTGTAAAAATAAGACAGATAAATTTTGAATTGTTGCACCACTAACATGTGATGCAGCTGATGTTTCTTTAAATTCTAAAGTTTCTCTATTAACATCTATAAGTGATGAAGATACTCCTACATTATATCCTGTAATACCACTAAAACCACGTAAGCACCCAGTAAACGAGGTTGATGTAATTCCTGTATAGGATATAATCTCATCATCAATCTTTAATAAACCATACTCTGATGGAAAACCTTTTGTACTAGGTACATTAATAGTTTTAGCACCAATAGTGGTGATACCTACCGTAGTTGTAACACCAACAACGACTTCTGGAACTAAATTATCTGATTTGATATATTGATCTAAATTACTAATTAAATCAGTTGGACCTCCCTGAAATTCTTGAGAGATATAATATGTTTTAAAAAATTCAACAGCTTCAGGAAAACCAGCTGAGACGAACTCTGGCAACTGGTTTTCAATAATGGTGCTAACCTTTATTCTTTTGTCAAATTGTGACATAAATTATTTCCTCTCTAAAACTCCATTTGAGTAACTTGAGGTATAGTAATCTCTAGTAAATACAACACCTGACACATCTTCTCCTGATGCAATTACGTCCTTCACCATATTTATGTTACTATTTGAGATGTCAAGAGAGATGTACAAATCCTTTAATCCTACTATATCATTTGATTCTGGGAAAGCTTGTATTTCAATTAAATTGTTTTCCGCTACTGTTGATGTAAAATTAATTGTGTTTAGTAATATCTCACCTTTTTTATAATCAACAGAACCTGCTTCTTTAAGAAGAACAGTTATATTACCTTTCTGATCCTTGGTTACAACACTAATTGTGCCCATCATACTACCATCAGGATTACCAGAGATATCTTTATTTGGAGTATCTGTTAGATAAGCTATTGATGAGCTACCAGAAATTGTAAAACCACTACTCTTAATATTAAATCCAGAAGGATTAATATGGAATTTATTTCCAAAACATAATTCATATTGAGCAAACTGATTCAACAAAGCGTTTAAATCTCTTCTAATAATAACTTTTGTAATATTAGATGTAATACCATCACTAATTCTATCGATTAATTGATTTACTTTACTATATTTGAATCTACCACCAAATTTATTCATTTCAACGTTATCAGCATAATTTCTCAAACCAGCCATAATATCTGTACGTAAATTATTAGACGATGCAACTTTTAATGGGTCATAATAAACATTTGTATCAATTTCAACATAAAGTATTTTGAGATCAATTATCTCTGCATTAATACCAGCAATCGCATAACTTTTTAATTTACTTTTTATTTGAGACTTATCAAAATCTGATATAAATGTTCCATTTTTTGGTTTAATACTAATTTGCACTTTACCAAATTGTGGTGGATCTAATTCTTCACCTCCAACAACTGAAACTGACTCAGTTTGAGGGTAAATTTGATTTATGATTGCCTCATAATCTCTTGATGTAACTGCTCTGTATTGTGCTGAATACAGTCTTGGAGCAAAATACTTAATAGAAGACACATCTTCTACTTCTGCCCCACTAGAGGCACCTGAGATGGTAGTTATAGTCACTGTATCTACTGGTGTAATGAATACTCCAGAATCATTTGTAAAAGTACCTTGAAAATTAAAATTAGTTGGACCATTTCCATCTTTTCCATCAGTGACAATGTATGTCGCTGTAATTAAAGACCTATTTTTTAATTTCTTACCAAAAAAATCATCTCCAAACATAATCTCATATTTTTCATCCTGTATCTCTTGACAAAGATAAATTTCTGAGTTTTTGTTTAATTTTAAAATATTATCAACCTTTTGATACTTTCTACCAACTGTATTTGTATTTTCTTCTGCTACGAATACATTTAAAGTTGATGCATCTATATTTGAACTATCAATTATAAATCTTTGATCGATAGAATTGTCTGCTTTGTATTGTCGTGTTAAGTATGTTCCTTCATATATTATAATATTGTCGCCAAATTCAGCAAATACATTAGTTCCAACTGTTTTAATACGTGTTGAAGAAATATTATCAGGGATGGAGAATCTAAAAGTTGAATTTTCTGTATTTCCAACGCAAACAAGACCTGCTCTCAATGTAATTGCCTTTGGAACTGTATTTGGGTCAGGAAATACACCTAAATCAATATCATTTATCTTAATTGTTGCAGTTGCTGCTCTTTTTGAACGTGGAACATATCCAATATTTCTTGCAAGTGAAACTACATTCTCTCGAATCACTGCAGAATCTAAAAATGATTCATTTGCAACTAAGTTCGCATTAAATGAGTTTATATAAGTATTATACGCTAAAGTATCAATTAAAACAGAGAAGTTAGAACCTTCAAAATCAAAATCCTTAAAATCTGAGTTTGACCTAAGAAAGTCTTTAATCTGTACTTTGATTTCATCAAAGTTTAAACTAGTGAATTGAGTAAAGGGCATATTATCTGTTAGGTTCTAGTATAAAACTGAAAGACTGTATCGGCACATCCAATCCAGTAATATCAAAAAATACCGTAATTTCCATTTCATTCAAATCAGGTCTCCCAATTACATCAATATTAACATCGGAGACTCTTGGTTCAAAGTTATTGATAGTTTGACGAATTTGATCCTCTATAACCGTAATTGTAGTCCTTGAGAAGTTTTCAAACAAAGAAGCACGGATGTCAGTCCCTAACAAAGGATTAAAATGCCTTTCAAAAGGCATAGTCTCGACTAAATTTCTTACAGATCTAACGATTGCACGTTCATTCACGAGCACAGGAAGGTCATTTGTCACTGGATGTGGTTTAAATGACAAACTTATATCCTTAAATGCTCTTGATTTGCGTGTAATCGCCATTATTGGTACTTTTAGATTTATTTATATCCCATTACGGAGTATATTCGTACCCATACTTCTGCAAATATTCCTCAAACAACTCATCGGGAACTTTTCCTTCCCAATATTCCTTCTCAGTATACTCTTTTTTAGTCTCTGATGATTCCATAGTCGTCCTCTAGTACTTCTTTTAGGTAATTTTCATCCCAATAGTCATAATAATTGGTTTTTGCAAGTTTTTTTCTTGCATCAGTGAGTTCTTTTCTTGGTTGACACAACACTAAATTGTATTTTCCGTTATTTGTTTGAATTCCTTGTATGTATGTCTTTGTTTTTCCATGATCAGCGATGAATTTGTAGTCAGGATAGTTGCGATTATAGTCGTCAACCGCATCATATAAGAAATTTGCGTCAATATTATCTTCAACTATGTTTATTATAACGTCAAAATCAGAATTTGGCACAATTTGATGTAATTTTTGCTCTTGAATACTAAAATTAGCACCTGACGCATACGGGCAGATGCTAAAATTGCCTAATTCTGGTCGAATTTTAGATAATTGACCAATCCAATGTAAAATATATCTACTCTTCTCGTCTTTCATCGGGTGTTGTCCAGAAATAATCATCACAATCACCTAATCGACCCCAGTTGACATCATTCTCAACCTCAAAGATACGTGTTGATACCTTAAAATCAGGTGTTTTCACTGGATCAGGTGTCATTGAGGTGTCAAAAATGCGACAACGGTTGTTTGGATAGAGACAATACTGTCCATTTTGCAATTCAATCAGGTTAAATGACTTATGTTCATCGGGCATTTCACTTGTCGAGGCATCAATCTGGTCAAAATCGCCATGATAGTTGTCGAGAGTGCAAATATACTGTCCTTTTTGATTACCAAAGTGTCTTGTACGACATTCCCATTGCATTGGAGCGACAAATTGCTTGACAATCACGGTAAAATCATAGTCCATACAGTTCCAAAACTGTAAATTGACTAAATCCATGTCTGGATCAGGTAATTTTGGAGAAGAAGTAAAGGCAGATATCGGTAGTTTATCATACATTGCTCCATATTCGGGTAAATACGTCTCAAAATAGAATGCACGACCTTGTATTGACTTGGCACATACCCAGATTCCCTCTACAAATTCACCATGACCAGACTGAAAGTCAGTTAAATACTCTTTTCGTACCCAAATCTTCTTTGTTGGTAAGTTACCAATTAATTTTGCCATCCCTTCCAATCTTTAAAGAAATTTGATACTTCATATCCATCATACTTTTCCATATATTTAACCGACTCTCCCAAATAATAGTAATCATAACCAAGTTTCTTATAGTAAGCAAACTCATGTTTATTGGCAACATGCCCCATTGTTAACTTTGGATTCTCATAATCCCATGCAAACTGATCACCCCAGACACTATTTAAACTATCAAAACGATAGGCAAGAGTAAAGGCAACTAATTTATTCTGATCATAATAACCTAAGACATCACAATGATGAGTTTCAAACTCTTCCTTAAAGATTGGAACGACATCATCAAACTCTTTATACTCAACATACTTTCGATAAATTTCAAGACACTCCTTATAATAAGAACTATCAAGCATACGAAAGTTCTCATATTCTTGATAGTTAGTGTCTTTCAGTCGAATTCGACAATACATTAGCGACCCTGACCTCTGTATCTTTTACGAGCCGAGTTACGAGAGGTCGCTGAATATTTCGAGTGTTTTCCAGTTCCCTGTCGAGATTTCTTTGGTCGAGCATCACGATTGTAAGACGCTCCACTTAACATTCCCTTTGCCATTAGTCTTCCTCCTTCACTGGTTCATAGGTAATTTGATTTGCAATTTGCTCTCCTGTTACATACTGTTCAAGAGCATAGTCTTCCAGTCTGTCAAAGAGTTCATTCTCAGTGACACTCCAGAAGACAACTTTTCCATTCCGAAGTATATTATACTTTGTCATATTGAGTGGGAGTTTTACTTCCATTTATATGATTCTGGTTTTCTCGTGTCCAACTCGAATGCGTGGATCGCACCAGATTTCAAATCCTGCCTCTTTTGCATCAAGACAGAAAGAAACGTCCTCACCGCACATATCTTGAACTTCTCCTGATTCAAATACTTGCATCTTTGGAGCAAACCAAGGATAAGGTAATCCTTCACTCTCAAAGACTCCATTCTTAATCAGTAACCATCCAAAACCTGTATAGTCTACAGTAAAAGGTTTTCTTCTCTTACTGATACTTTCAATGGTTTCATGATTCATCACACCACCATTGGTACGGAAATCATCTTCATCTAACCAGTGAGCAACGGATGTTGTCTTTCCATCTTCGGTGCAGTACCATCCTGCAACGATTTGCCTTTCCTTTTCAGGGTCAACAATTAATTTGAATCCTGCAAGTTTCTTTGCTTCACTTCCATCTGGATTCTTCATTAACTCTCCCTTCTCGTCTTTCATTGGTTCATATACTTCTTCCTTCGTGATTGCATCCTCTGGAATTGCATTCAGTATTAACTGATAGAACTTCTCTGTGTTGAATACAATATCTGAGTCAATCCAGAGCTGATAATCATATTTGAGTTTACCATCCCAAGGTAACTGATTTGGTCCACGGAGTACGTTTGCTCCTAAACATTTGCATCTTGCAAAGTTTACCATTGATGAATAATCCTGAGATATCTGTATTGCTGCTCCTGCCTGTACTAAATCAAATGATAAAGAAACAAATGATTTGAGAAAATTATATGAGACTCCTCGACCTGGTAGACAAAAGACAATTGTTTTTCCTTTGACTAATGCTCTTGCAAGATTATAGTCCCATTCTGGTTTCGTTGAAGGAGTCTTCTTCGGGTTTTTCGCTTTGACTGTAAATCCTTTCGCCATAATGTGTTGTAATTACATTCATATCATACAATAATTTATACGACTTGTCAATGTTTCTTTTTGTTTGTAGGTTCGGCATACAGGAAAGGTTTATATGAAATTACAATTTGATTTTTCTTTCCAGTCACTCGACTATAACAATCAAACGTAATGTTGAATCGAATGTGGCGATTTTTAAAAATAATCTTTCCAATCCGAAACTCTTCTTCTTCATTCATTTATTTCCTGTATTTTAATTCCTTCATTATCTACATGCCATACTAATTCCGTGTCTTCATACCACCCAAATTCATTGATGACCCATTCAGGCACTGTAATCTGATATTCATTTGTAATGGAGTCAACTGTAATGGATACTTTTGAATCTTCGTATTTCTTCATTGAGGGTATCATTTTCACTTTTCCAGTATATAGTATATACGTACTTTATGCAAATCCTGTGTGCGGATTTTTACACACGAAAAAAATTCTGTACCCCCTGTGTAAATCCATTGCGTTTTCCATAGAGAACTCGCTTTGGGTCGTTTATAGCTTAATGGTACCTTGCGTTTTTCTAAACGGGGGGCGACCCCCCGTAACACTGCACCACACGCACGAACAGGGGTTAGTATGCCCTCTGCCCAAGTGCTGCAGGTCTGTCTCCATACTCACCTGCATGGCGACCCCATGCGTCTAAGGTTTCAGCGTATCCGTAAAGCATGGAAAGGTCTAAACAGATTTCAGTTGCTTGCCAACTGTCTGTGTGTGTTTCTGTTTCCTGTGCTTCGCCAAGTGTGTTATAAGCAGTAGTTGTAAATGTGTTATTCATAAGGGGAAATTAATTTATATACTTATTATAGTCTGGGGTTACGAATCACGCAACCCCCCAAATATTAAGACTTTATAAAGTGTTACTCAACCCCTGCGTTATCACTAAGGGGGGGAAAGTGTCCTGTTAACTGTTGGTATTTGTCGCAAAGTGAAGATTCATACTTATAAAATGTCTTTGCGTTGTATTTAATCTCATCACCCCACGGAAGGTTAATTGTCTGTTCTGCAAGGGGTACATCAAAGACAAACCACTCAACCTTTTTACCTTCTAAGATTGCGTTGTATTGTGTTTCTGTGATGTTGAAATTGGTAACAGAGCATGTTCCCTTTTTACGTGCTTTGCGTGTTCCGCAGTTGTAAGAACTGTGTCTACCCTTCATTCCTACATATGTTCCACCGATTTTAACAATTCTTCCGTCAATGACGATTGCATATATTAACTCTCTGTATGAGTTGTACTTATCTTCCAACCCCTTAACAACATTGTACTGGATAGGATTGACTTCTGGATTTTTGATAAATCTCTCTTCAGGTTTTAAAGATACGTCTGCAATCTTATAGAATCCATACTGTAGGAATGATTCAATCGGTAACTCATTTGAAAAATCTTTTGTGTATTCTTCAAGTTTTGTTGGTAGGTAGTTCATTTAAAGTTTTGAAACGTTTGGGAAAAGTCAAAGTGCGTTTCCCTGTATGATTAAATTATAACATGAAAAAGGGAGGTTTGACCCTCCCAAATCTTAAGATATCCTTAAGCGTAATGACCTGCGGGGTGTGGGTTGGAAGGGGTGCAACCGAAGGAAGCAAAGAAACCATCTAATGCTTCAAGGTCTAATTCTGGGTTAGGAAGAAATCCGCATCCGTAAAGGTCAACCCCTCCAATGTGGTCTACACCCCATTCGTTGATTTCATCGCAGAAAGTTTGGAAGTCTTCGCAAAGATAAGCAATATCTTTAAAAGATTCTTTCTGGTTAATTCTGTTGATTAATGTTTGTGTTAAGTTGTTCATAGGGGAAAATCCTTTAACTAATATTAGTATAGCGAAAGGGGTTACACTTGGCAACCCCTTTTGTGTTAAAAATTGTTACTGAAAATATATCCGTTAATCTCCGTGTAATCATAACTCAAATTGTCCCATGTTTTCTCCCAGTCTACCTCTATCCAATAAGGCAAGTCCCCGTGGATATATCCACAATCGCTTACTAACTGCTCCGCAAATTCTGCTCCGTTTCTCCATGATCCGTGGTATGCGTCGCTAATCCTTGAAACGTCGCTAAAGTCAAACTCCTCCAAAAATGAGTCTACTATCTCTTTGTCGTACTCATCAACCGCTTGCTGGTAGTCTTCAAAGTAAAGCACAAAGTCTTT